TGCCAGGTCTCCGGCAGCAACCTGCCCGCCATTAATATGTCTAATGTCATAGGCACCCCACGCATTGAGTTTCAGCTTGGGGGTACGGGTTGTATTTGCGGACGGCGGCGTAAACAGGAAGAGTCTCCCGCCCTGTAGCTCGCCGCTGGTGATGGATGATGTTGCCGTGTAAATGTCATCGGCAACACTGCCAACTGTCACCGGGATAGGCACCTGATTTTTCAGGGTGGCGGTCAGGGCATCATTAGTGGTCTTGTATGCGGTAAGGCTGGCTGCCACCTCCGACGCCATTGGGCCAGACGCTACCAGCATAAAATTGTTAATCGGTGCTCCCCGGTAGATACAAAGAACAGGATGGGAGACATTTAACTCCCCACCTGCTAGTGGTGCGTTTGCACCTCTAAGCACAATTCGATTAACGGTATTCCCCTTCGCGTCTGTCACGGTCACACTGACCGCCCCGGTATTCAGGATGGGGGACAGGAAATAAATCAGGCTGCTGTCAACAAGCAGGCCTGGAATAGTGATCGCGACCGTGTTTGCCGCGCTGCTACTGACTGCCGTTGCGGACTGGTATCCTGTAGGCATTGCTGAGGGCATTTTTCTGCCGGTTGCTACAAGCGTACCTGCGTTATTGATTACCTCAATAGCCAGAGCGCTGTCGTCAGGGCTTCGGTAATACGTTGTCGAGCCAGCAGGGATATTCGCGATATCAGCCTGTGCCTCTGCCAGCGTCATGTACTGACGACTCAGGGGAATAAGGTTCTGGCGGGTTGCCTCTACCACGGCTGCGCCATCAGTTGCCATTTGTTCGCGCTGATCGTCGGCCTTCTTCTGTATACCGGCCATGGTGTCGCGCTCTATTCCGGTTCTTGTTTTTACGCTTAAATCAGGTGAGTTAACGAAATTATCAATAGTTTCATTATTATCCCAAGCATCAGGCATGGCCGAGGACGGGACAGAATTACCCGTATTATATTGAGTCATATTTTCACCAAGGGGATTTTATAATAGATTATTCACTTACAGAGGGCGGTGTAAATTCACCATCCCTATATGAACCGCCGATACAAAATGGCTTATCTCCACAATTAACCGCCGTCATCCCCTCAGGTGGCAACCATTCTTCAGACCCGTCCCAAACCACAATATTTACTACAATGCCATTGCTATCAATTACAGCCCATGCATTAGTATCCATTATGCATACTCCTCAATAATAACTATTCCGTCACGACCATTCGCGCCTGCTTTTGCTGATTGAGAGGGTCCGTTAGAACATCCTGACGCACCAGAACCATAACCGCCGCCAGTGTTTGCGGTCGTGTTTATTGCCGGAACGGATCCGCCGACGCCCAACTGACTGTCTGCCCCACGTGAGCCAGCCGCATAACTTGTGGATACAGCTACTGCTGGCTCAGTTCCCGGACCTGAAGTGCCTACAGTGTTCCAGCCTGTTGGACTATTGGAGTTTGTATTTGCTACAGGCTGAAATGGAGGAACTGCCGGGCCTGCGGGCAACCCGGCTTTTCCGCCTGGGGCGGAGATGAGCACTCCCACAGAGGTTGTGCCACCATCACCGCCGTAAAGTGAACCAGCTGTACCGCCTATACCCCCACTGCCAATAGTTACCGAGACTGATGTTAATGCGGACACATCATAAGTACCTTCTGCATACGCTCCGGCACCACCGCCCCCACTTATCGAAACCTCACCTGCGCCGGTAGCAGGCGCAGCTGAACTCCCGGCACCTGCACCCAGCGCACGAATACGCCATTTTTTTGCACCTTCTGATTTTGTAATCAGAGCGCTGCTGGTAACAACCTGTACATTCAGAAGGCGTCCCGGCGTTACCGCTGTCATGCCATTTTTCAGATTTAAAAGAATTGCAGCGACATTCCCGTTATCCAATACATCGACATTTGCCGAGTCTGAAATAAACTGAGCGAGCACGCTAGCCATTACAGTAGCTTGCCGGATGGCTTTATTCACCTGTGCTGAAGATGCTTTGCCAGATGAGAAACCGCTTATTAGTGCAGCAAGTGCTAAATAATCGGCCTGGGGAATTACGTTTGCATTATTCCCGACAGCAAAAGGTTTAAAATCATTGGTAGGCATTATAAGTCTTCTCCCCAATTACCAGAATCAAATCCTGATATATATTCATTATCAACATCAAAACCAAAAAATGAGTAACCACCATTTGAAGGGATCTGTATCTCTCTCACCTTCACTCCTGCCGCTTTAACAGTCATATATCCGTTCTGTATGGTCCACCATAATTCGGCATTAACCTGATCAATGGGATTGAGGTCATAGCGGGATGGAACATAACCGGGGGGTAGCGCAATAAATGGTCCTTTATTAACCGCGCTATCAAGAATCATCCTGTCTATTTCGCTCATAACGACAGACGGATCCGGCAGTATCCATATCGAGATGGACATATCCTGATTATCGACAATAGCCATCCGAATACCCGAGCCAGCAAGAGCGTTATCGAGGATCTCCGGCAATGTGTCGTTCTGGCCGTTCCAGTTGTTGATAGCGATTTTGACTTTCAGTACCAGGCGGTAAACTTCATCGCTCAAATCGAGAAAGCCATCATCTGGATCAAAAGGTCCCTGCCAGACACCCTGGTCCCAGCCAAGTTTTTCTGTGTCCCACGAAAAATAAACGCCCGAGATGGGTGTGCTGACCCTGCGTTTGCGGCCTATCCATTCACCTAAAATATCCAGTTGCTGACCAATGGCGGTATCAATGTCAAAATCCTGAATCATGCTGACCATCGCAGAGGATGTGTCGATTAATGGCCGCGTTGACAGGTCAACGTGCGCAAAAAACTTCGGTTTCCCCGCGTGGTAGTTCGTTATCCGGTCAGTGTATTTACTCATAGAGACACTTCCAGATTAATGTTCTCAACCGTGCAGGATGCTGAATGGTCGAACGCTATTACGACATTACCCGCGGTCACTCCTGCGGGAGACGTCCCGATCAGCAATTCCGTAATGTCGTAATATCTGGCGTTGCCGCCGCTGACAACGCCCAGGTTTGCCGGAGAGTACACGCGGCTTAATAGCACACTGGCGCCGATGGATAGCGAGTTAATGTACGCAGCGACCGCAGACTTTATCTCATCCCCCACCTGCGAGGTATAACCCGTCAGTGGGCTAATGGTGATTTTGACGAAAACAGGCACATTAACCGGTCGTGAGAATCCGACCGGGTGAGGGCTGCCGTACTTATCCGGAACAATAATTACCGTGCTGCCAAATGGAGTAACGCCCTGCCCTTTTACGCCACGAAGGCTATTGGCAATCTTAGTCGCGTCACCACCCTCAACAATGGCGGCAATTGAGTGCGGCGGTAACCCGTTAGCGTCTGGGTTATCAGTATCGTTCTCATACAGCTTATGGCGCGTTACGCCATCGATATTTGCTATCGCACCATCAACTGCTTCGAATGGCGTCAGCGACGGTAACGCGACGCTCTGTGACTGTCTTGCGCGCAATTCTGCGTCTTTTTCTGCTGGCACACCCACAGTGGCCGCCAGCGGGTTTGTGACAGATGCCCATCCGCGCGTCGGCGTGTTGATGGCATTTACTGACCCCGCCACCGCGGCTACGGCGCCAGGATTTGCACACGTAGCCGTCGCCACCACGGTACCATCAGAACCAATAACCACCGTCGCTGGCAGATTCCAGACCACGCGGTTTGCGTCGCGCACAGATCCGTTGGTGATGGCCGTGCCTACGGTGCCGGTAAGTAACAAATCGACCGTTGAATTTGTCGCCGCACGCCGGGTAATGCCGTTAATTTTGACGTTACTGGACAGGCCGGCGCCGATTCCCGTCGATGGTGAAAAACTGTTATAAACGGCGATCGCCGTATTATTTGCATCGTGAATAGCCAGCGCCACCAGGGCCACCATCTGGCCGTCTTTGCTGTCAGGGTCGATATAAGCATCACTGCCGTAAATCTGCTGGAAATAGCCAGTGATGGTGGCCAGCACGGTCTGATAGTCGGGCGCACTTATCCCCTCAGCGGTTACCGTTGCCGATAAGCCGAGCGTGTCCAAATTGAGGGCCATTTATGCCTCGCTGGTTACTGTCGTTGTTCCGTAGATGGTTTCTACCGTTGCCGTGAACGTTACACGCCGATTCCTGCCGTCAACGGTAGTATTAAAGTCGGTGATTGATTTCACCCCGCGCGTTTCAAGGATTCGTTTTCGAATGGCGAGGTTATAGGTTTCTGGCTTGTGCCTCCCCAGAACAGACTGTATCCAGGGTGTTCCTGCTGTCGTATCAAGGAACCATTCTCCATACCAGAGCAGGAAGCGTGTTTTAATGGCCTGCGCGACGGCCTCCGGGGAGTTAACCAGCCAGGTATCATCACCCTGACCGAAAGTGTAATCACCGTCATCATCTTCACGTCGGTATCGCATATCACCCCCCAAGCGGTGCTGTGTTACTGCCGCCTGATTCAACGCCACCATGCGTATGCTTATCGACGATTGAGCCATCCACCAGCTGCAGGCGCCCATCAGGAAGAATTTTAAGCCCGTTCAGGTTAAAACCTCCCGGCGCCGTTCCGTTGATGGCTCCGCTGGCAGGATTAAGGCTCAGCTTTGTACTGCCATCGTCGCTACGCAACTCCACCGCACTGGTACTAATGCCGCTGATTTTCTTCGCCTGTGACTGCGGGCCCACGATACAGAATGCATCCGATAAATCGTGCATGCGCCCGTCTACCGGCTCCTGAATACCGCCGCTCTGCCACCAGAAATCAATGCAGCGGTCTGCAAAGATAACCAGGCATTCATCACCAGCTTTAACAGGAAAAGTCAGCGTGCAGCCTCCGCCGCGAGGGAATACGACAGGAACGTCCACCAGCAGCGGCAGGCTTACCGAAACCTCGGTGCCTGATTCGTCCTGCTCTGCGCCTTTAATGGCCGGCTGAACAACAGCGGTGACAGCATCCGGATCAAACGACTGAATGATGCCGGGAATAGAGACGCGCATTGCGGACATGATCGCCTGCGCCAGCTGTGCGTCGGCCTGCTCTTTGCTGCCGAGCTGGGAGTTTAGTGCTACGGGCATTTGGTTTACTCCGGGCATTAAAAAACCCGCCGAAGCGAGGTTTATGTTGTGTTGCGGAAATAAAAAACCCGCCGGAGCGGGTTAGTTGCCGTATTAAGAATTATCTTCGCAGAAGATCTCCGGAAACTTTAACGGCGTGAGAAAACTCTTCTACGGTGCCAGTTTCGGTACTGTCGACAAGCTTAACCGGGTAGATATACTGACGAGTAATGAGGATCTGGTTAAGCAGTATGCTTTTTGTCATTTTGTAGGCTACATACCACCGACCATAACCCGCCCTGCGTGCGATTTTCATTTTGATTCTCGTAAAATTAGCTTGCAGTCATCATCCTTTAGCTGCGACGCCTCCATGGCCACCCCCTGCTCACATTGGTTTTCAAGGATTCGCAACGCAATCTGAGCGTAGCTATCGCCGTCTTCTTTTAGCAACCGGGTCATAACCTGACCTGACATTTCACCATCTTTCTTCTGAAGCGAGACGTCGTCAATCGTGGCAACGCGTGCTGTGGACTTAATAGCATTTCGAGTGTGAATATTGTTATATAAATCCGGATGCTGGGTGAAAAAATCCTCTAGCGTTCCTGCGCTAACCACTATCGGGCATAACAGTAGAGCCAATAAATACTTTTTCATTTTATCCTCTTACAGTTATAGGTCCAAAACTGCCGTGGTTCATCCATATTCTTGCGAACGACCTCAACATTTAGAATAGGTTTTCCGTTTCGAGCAACAAAATCCATTCCAAGCCAACGGCCAGATCTGGCATCCGGAATCATCCACTGTATTTTCACATTGTTATAATCATCCCTTGCCTTCAGAAAAGTTATTTTCTGGGATTCAGGCCTAGCCCCATTTATCCTTGCAAATCCATCCTGCGCCTTCCAGTTAATTCCAAACGGTCCGCAGCCTGTATCTGCATAGGTAGAAGTGGTGAGAAGGAGGGTTAAAATACAAACAATGATATTTTTCTTCATGTGTATTGCGCCGCATCTAAACCTTTTGAGTTGAGCAAATCCCGAGCCCCTTTCGCCAGGCAGAGCAAATCCATATACCACGGCTGCCCGCGAGTATCGCCAGTATAGTCAATGCTGCCGACAATGTAATCACCATCAGTGTTGATTGCCGCCAGTTGCGCCCCGGGAAGACCGTCAACATAGATGTTACCATCTGTGGTGCTTTCGCCTAATGACCCTGGTGACTGTCCAACCTGGTCATTGCCGAGGGGGGTGCGATATACAGAAGCCTGATCCAGCCTGATAAGGCCCCCGAGCTTAATATTTGGGTTTATCAGGCAGCGAACGTTAACCCCGGCGCCCATTGTCTGCTGTGGCATGCCGATCAGTCCGGTATCGGCGTTCAGCACGATTGCTTCCTGAATATATTTGTCCTCAGGAAGGATATGCACCTGATTATTTTCATACCACCAATTGGCCTTACACTGCCCAGCCAGACCGAACATCAGGCGCCCGGTACTCTGGTAAATGGTACGTCCGCGGGGAAAAACAGTTGAGCCGAAATCGGGCGTGCTACCTTCAGATATTCCGTATGGCCTTAATGACTGCATGCCGAGATCAAACAGATCTGCATGCTTCCAGCCTGCCGCAACCGTCGTTTGCACGCTGGCATTCAAATGCCCTTCCCAGCCATCGATACACTGGATGAGCACCCAGCTATCGGTGACGTTATCTTTGCCAGTAATGGTGAAGCGGATGTCACCATTGAAAATCAGACCGATGTTTTTATCCGGGTATTCCCCGCTATCATCAGCGGCGCCGTTGTAGCCGGCGATGGCTCTAATCCGGGTAAACTCCGTCCCCATTATCCGGTTCTGGGTTTCAGGCGCCAGATTGTAAATTTTGAAGTTACCCACGAACCCGTTAAAGATAGTCGCGGGCATCTTCTGGATATTAAACGTCACCTTAAAATCCGACAGCGATATCCCATTCCCCTTATCGTCAATAAGCTGCAACTCAAAGTGTCGCATCCAGTTCTGAGACATAATCACTCCGTTACTACGTAGAGGTGGCTTTTAATGCCGAGGTCGGTTTGGGTTGGATTATCATTTGCCGGGTCGTCGCAATTGACATAGAGCGAAAATCCAAGACCGAGATAGCGATACTGTGCCAGCAGATCGGCGCCGGTGATAAGAGGAATGCCTTTTATCAGGTCGGCTCCGGAACTGTCCATGATATCCAGACACCAGAAAGCCGCACGCCAGGTCACAGTCATTTGCAGACCTTGTCCCGCCACAGATATGAAGAATTGCTGGTTTTCCGGGGAAAGAGGGATTTCTGAAACAGCCATTTAACCTCCCGAGATGAAACCGAAAAACCGGCTTAGTAGCGACTCATCTTTCGGAGTCGGCGTCTTTACTCCTGAGTTTTGCACCGCTGACGTGTTTGCGCCCTCTTTCATGTTTTCCTTCGCCGCCACGCTGACTGTTTGCGTCTGGCTGGTGATCACCTCCCGCAGTGTAACCGTAGCCATAAGAACGTTTTCACTGGTGCGATCGGTGGTCACATCCAAGGCCCGGATAACCATATTGGTATACAGGCGCTTGCCGGTAGTCACATCGAGCAGTTGCCTTTCCTGCTGCATTTTAAGCAACTCAGCATAAACCTCCTTGGGCCCCATACTGTTGAGCGGTGTCGACAGTCCGATATTTCTCGTATCGTAGAAATCAACCAGCGAACCACCACCAGCGAAGCCAATCTCCATGACGACTTCTGAAGGTCGACGATATGCATGATCGGCAACGAACCCCGTACTGGCGCTTGTAGGCCTCTCCACTGGATGCTCGGTCACTTCCAGCGCATCACTATGGCGCTCTGAAATAACCACATCAGGCACCATCAGGCCAATGCGTCGGCTACGCTGCTGGAAAAGCGTAGAAAGAATATCCATTAGCTTGGCCCCTTAGTCAGTTGCTGGGTTGCGCGGGAATTAACATTGCCCTGGTTGTCAGCGACAATTTTACCGGCCTCCCTCGGGTCGCTGACGCCAGAAATATTGATGACGGTATTCTGGTTTAGCGTCGCTCCAGCAGCCTGGTACGCCATCGGGCTGCGCCAGTTCGCGTAACCCTCCTTGCGGGCCATGGACTGCATAAGAGCCCCCATGGTATTCGGATCTGTCAGGTTCAGCGCTGCTGTAGGTGACACCCCCATCCAGCCAGCAACGTCACGGGCATATTTAGCCGGGTCGTTATTGTCCCCTGCTGGCGCCCAGGTACTGACGATATCCATGATGGTTTGCAGTCGGCGCCCGGTCGTTTTCCCGGTAAAGTAGCGCATCAGCTGATTTTTCATGGCAGTCCAGCCATGAAGGGCACTCTGAAAGGTACGAAATCCCCCGCCGCCCACCGGGCGGATATTGCCGGGGTTGTTGTTTCTGTCGGCAACAGTGCCACCGCTACCGGGAATATCCGGTTGAATATTGGGGCTATATACCACGCCGTTACTCTGCCCCTGACGGATAATCTTTCCGGGTCCAAGTAACCAGTCCATCCATGCCGGGTGGTCACGAACTTCACTGACATCTTTCCGCCCGAGATCTGTTTTAATGCCTATAGCAGCCAGAGCATCTCCGATATTGCGTTTGGTATAATCCCATGAGGATTTGGCGCTATCAGATATGTTGTCTTTATCACTGACAATATACCCGGCATACAATGCCCAAAGCTTCAGCCAGGGTGGTATCGGGAGGCCCATCAATTTAGAATGAGCGCCAATGATTTTAGCTATCCATGCGCCAGCCATGAAGGTGGCTATTCCCTCCAGGGCGTTTTTCCAGCCGCCGACATCATCCTTCAGACCCAACAGCTTATCTCGGAGCCACAGTATCGCCGCTTTGGCTTTCTCAATGGCCGGCTCCCACTGCTTCCAGTCAATGAGGCTTTTACCGCCTTCTTTCCACGTCTTGTAATCGTCGTAGAGCAGCAGAAGCGCACCCGCGAGCGCCAGCACCCATGTAATCGGAGAGGCGAGCATAGCGGCGTTCAGTAATCTCCAGACCACCAGCATTCCGCCAAGTGTGCCGATCAGCTTCTGCGTGTCTTCATCAAGCCCTTTCCACCAGTCCCGGATATCACCCGCAGCCTGAATAAGACGATAAATAACCCTGCCTACCATTTCCCCGGCCCAGAGGATGCCCTTAACCGTCGCTGTAATGGCCCCTTCTATTTTCGGGAAGTTGTCGAGGATCTGGCGCCGCAGCCGGTCCAGCGCCCCGGTCAGACCGTCAGCCAGGCTTGACCCTATCTTGTCCCGCGCCATTCCCGCCATAAGGCCAAAAGAGCGCAGCGAGGTCATGAACTTGTTTGAGCTGACAGCGGCCGCATCAGCGTTATAGCCGATAGCCTTCGCCATAGCGGTGTATTCGCCGCTAAACTGACCGATACCGCGACGCATTGCCATCAGGGTATTTTCATCCAGGCCCAGCATCTGCGCATACTGGTTAGCCCGGTAGTACGGCATACTGCTGAGTCGCTGGCCTACGCCTGTGAAGATGCTCGCCATATCGCGCATGTTGCCGCTGGCGTCGCGGGTCTGGACGCCCAGCCGATTCAGAAAGCCCTCGGCGCCGGGGTTGTTGCGCATGAACCGGGCAAGATTTTCGAGAGAGCCGCGGGCCCCGTCGACACTACCGCCCATCTGGCTGACGGCATAGCCAATTTGTTTGATGCCCTCTACCATCGCACCGGTACGCTGAGAGGCCCAGTACAGATTATCAAGGCTGCTGGCGACTTTCGCGGTAAAGGCCACCACAGACGCAGCGGCCAGCTCCACTTTGGCACCAAGCTCAATCGCCTTGAGCGTTGCACCCGCTACGGCAGCATTGAATTTTCTGGCCCCGGCCTCGTCAACGTTAAAACCCAGCGAGATCAGAAAGTCCTTGAGCGTTTCAGCGTTCATTGTTCTCTCTCCATTTCGCTACGCGGTATTCGTTATCAGCTTTCAGGTCGAGCCAGTCATTCATACGGGCGATGTCGGCCAGGTCGACCGAACCGTCTTTGAGTGCGGTGTAAGGGATATATCCGGCATCTACTGGGCGCATCAGAAAGTCCTCTCCATCAGGCAAAGAATCCAGCGCTATTCCTATTTCGGGTCTGGCATCTCTTTGTCGCGTGGTTCTGGCAAAAAATTTCCCAGACTGTCGGCGACCACCCGCGCCACCAACTGCAGCATGCTAAACAGGTCGATGTCGTCAAACATCAGTTCGCCACTGCGGAATACGGGCGCCCACGTTTTACCATTTTGGCGCACGACCACAGCCAGGCACGGATGAATAATGGCATTGGTGTCCTCTTCACTGAGTTTTGACACCTCGTCAGCGATACGCGGTAGCAGGGTATTAAATACCGGCTCCAGCTTATCCAGACTGCCGCTATCGAGTTGAGCGCTGGCAGGTAGCAATGCTTTGATGCTGGAGAAATCTGACATCAGGCCCGCGAGGATCGGAAGTAGTTTTCGGGATACCTTCAGCTGGTCAAATACGCCCAGCTTGTTGGCGCGATAATTCACGCCATTGATTGTGCATTCCATCTGTTAAAACTCCCCCAGCAGTTCATCAATTTTTCCGCCGTCAAACACCCATGCGACCGTCCCGGCGGCTTTCGGGTTGTTCCAGTCCGGTTGTTTCTGGAAAGCTACGCTGCGCGCCGTCACGATGTCGCCACTGACTTTGTTACGCAGAACAATGATGTTGTTACCCCAGAGCGCGGAGGACTGGCTCTGTGCGTTGTACATCAGCGACAACTTTTTATTGACCGGGGAGGTCTTCAGCAGCGTAACGGTAATAGTGCCGCTCTTACCGCCGTGCAGACTATGCATAACCTCGCCATCAGCACCAACAGTCATGGTGTTTTTGGCTTCGGTCATAGCTACGACAATCCCCTCTTCGGAGTTCGCCGATCCGGAACCAAGCTCTATCGAACCCGTCGGCCCGGTAAACGTGCCGGATACATCAAGAAAAGAATAAGCAGACATGGTCTCTCCTTAGCGAACCACAGTGATTGCCACGCTGCCGTAATGGACAGCGCCAGCCAGTTTCCCGGCGACCTGAATAGGCACGCCTTTACGCGCTTCGCGATCGACCTGAAGCTGGTCATCAACGTTTTCCGCCCAGGTGTAATAACCCTTCGTCAGCGTGTCGCCCGTATTCAACTGACCGATTGGCTTGCCAGTCCATTTACCCGGCGCAAACAGCCCGTTCTTGACGGCTTTATCAAGCACCAGCTCAATGTTCGCAATACGAGTGGTGGTACCAGCGTCGGTCTGCGGTATTTTGGTTGTGCTGGTATAGAGCGTATTGAAGTCGGCGGTCTGGACCGCGTTCTGCAGCCAGTCGAGGCCGTGACGCTCGTCGAAGAAATCACCATTCGCCATGACGCCCTGCTCAAGAATCGCCGTATCGTTCTCGTAGTAGACGTAAACGTTACAGTTCTTCGCTTCCAGGTTATTGGCCTGTGATGTGCCGAGGGTTTCGTAGGTAATGCCAGGCTGCTGTTTGAACTTCAGGGTGATCGTCGTGTTGCTACCGGTGAAATCGACAGTGAAGGCACGGGCAAAGGCAGATAAAGCGGCGTAGCGGCTGCTGGTTGAATACTGGGTAAAGGTTCGGCTGTATTTCGCCGCCTTCAGTTTAGAAGCCAGATCCGTCGTTGTGGCCGCATCCAGAATCGTCGCCTCAGCAGTGGTAATGCCAAAGATGCGCGATACGGTAGACGCTTCGATAGCTGCTGATACGGAGATAATAGCTGCGTCGTCCGGGTAGTCATCCGCCGGAACCGCCAGATGAAGACCATACCAGGCGTTGTAGTCCATCAGCGCATTAACAGCCTGCAGCAACGTTTCTACAGCGCCGGTCTCGCCGGTTTCCAGTTTCTTAACCCAGCGCCCGACATAAACCAGGGCGGGCTGTGGCTGTTGAGAGAACCAGATAACAGCGGCTTTATACTCTTCGCTGTCTACCCCGAAATCATCGCCGATATCATCAGGAGCAGAATAAGCCCGGAGGCGTTCAGCAATCGGGATGACGGTTGAGTCACCCAGAATAAGCATCGAGCCAAAATTGCGCCCCTGCGCGGCCCGTGCGGAAAGCGTCACCGTCACATCAGTGATACGGTTAAGGGGAAGCCCTTTTTCCATGTTAGTCTCCGGTAATTATTTTAACGTTCGCGTCGATGACGGATTCAGCAACTACAGATTTAACGTTGTAGGTACGGGTGTTTTTGCGGGAAAGGGTCACGGTCAGGTCGTACCGGCGCACCCACTGGTTATTGATCAATTCGGGGAGGTTGCGAATTTCTCCGGCATCCACCAGCGACAAACCTGAGATTCGTCGGAACGTATCTGAGTTTTGCTCTATAAACATTCCATCGCGAAAGCGCGTGGCCATCGCAGAACCGCCAGGACCGTAGAAACAGAACAGAGCCTGGATATTCTCCCACGACCATTGTTCGCTTTGCTCGTCGCTGACCTGGGTGTTTGCTGGCATACCTGGACGAGACAGCGTGGCGAAGTTGAAACCGCACCATGTTTCCCCGTTTACTGGTATCTTGGGTTGCGGATCTGTGAATCGGGGAAGCACCATATTAACTGGCATTCCCGTCACCCCTCTCACCCAACGACTCAGTTGCTTTTCCAGGTCCTTATCGTAATCAGGAGCATCACCGACGGGGGTAAGATAGCCGGGCTCTGTGCTGTCGTTACTCAACGGGAATACCTCCGTTAAATTCCAGCAGTTCGCAATGTGCCTGCACGAAACCAGCACCGTATCGGGTGTACGGATCGACAAACGTCACGCGGTACCGACGCCCGCTATAAATAACGATATCGGCGTCCAGTTCCGGCGTTGTGTCGCTGGCCGGCATCCCCTGGGTAAGCCTGAACTGCGTCACGATAAGGATGGCGCCGTTGATATTCTGCCCTGCTGCCATACGCTTTGCTTCCAGCGCGCGGTCAACGGTCACCACTCCAGAGAACGGGATTTCATGCGGCGTATTGATCGGATAGTTATCTTCGTCAACCGTCTGCACCTGCCGATGACAGAACAGAGAAAGGTCGACAAAATCCGGATCAAGCAGGACATCCGTCACATCGAGAAAAGGCATTATTTTTTCCTCACGACGTACTGAATTGCCCGGAACAGGAACCCGCGGGCGCGAAGTGGCTTATCGCCGAGGATAGGTGGCTTCATTGCCCGGCGTTTCTGGATGGTTTTTTCAGAAAGTGGCATCAATCGGTCACCCGCTTCAATGACGGCTTTTGAGGCATCCCGTGCTATCTGGCCGGCGGCTTCAAGATGCTGCTCTGCCGCACCAGCTTTACCTTCAAGCGCAGCCTGAGCAGCCAGCTTTAACCGCTCGGTGGTTTTATCCCGTGAATCCTCTATACCCATATCCAGAAATGGCCTGGGGGGCAGAGTCACGGTTTCCCCGTCGATCTCTACTGTGGCGCCTGTCGATTGCAGATATCCCAGCTCAGCGTTACTCAGCGGTGCGTCTTCGCGCTGTGGGCCAGCAGGTATACCTACCAGCACATCAGTGCCTGAAAGCTGCTTTAGTGCATCCAGAACGCCAGCGTAATTGTCCGAACGTATCGTGAGTCCGGACTTCATAGCAGTTGTCTGCCGCCGGCGCCGAACATCGACCACCACCAGAAGAACTCACGTCCGTAGCCGGTATTGTTCCAGAACCCCGCATCGGGATTAATAATGCCCGAGACGTCGTAACTGGCGCTGACCTTATCTACCGACTTTGACGCAAGCACACCCCCGCTCGATGAGTTCACCCCACCGCCGATAGCCGACGTTGCAATCGCCCGCCCGCGCAGTTCGGTATAGTGCGCAACGAAAAGCTCAGCGAGATAAATGAACTGGTCGCCCAGCACGTCCTGATTGAGAATGACATCAGCCTGCCCCAGGTAAAAAGTCACTGCGGGCTCAGGATAGCGGGTGGTATCGGCGAACTCAGGGAAGTCGGCGCGGAACTGATTACTTGTTGGTAGAAGACTGTTTTTTGGCATTGCCAGTCTCCTGATTTTCATCGGTAGTGACAGGGTTTTCAGTAGCGGACTTCAGGTCAGCGATTTCTTTGTCCTTTTCGGCAATCTGGTTTAACAGCTCAGCGTTAGCACTTTCCAGAGAGGCAATATAGGCCTTCATGTCAGCGTTAGCTGCTTCAAGCTGCTCCGCCTCGGCATCGTCGATCTGCTTTGCATAAGCTTCAAAGGCCCAGTGCGATTTCACACTACCCGGGAACTCAGAGCCGCTGTGAACGCCCTTACTGATTTCAAACTTTGAACCATCCGCAAAGCTTAACGTTGCGGCAGCAGTTACGAGATACTTCATTTGATCACTCCATTAAGGGGCGAGGCTTCCCTCACCCTCATTGGTTATCAGGATGCCGGAACGTCCAGGTAAGAGAGCGCATTGGAATACGGCACTTCAACCTGTCCCAGTTTTCCGTAGTACACGGTCAGTTGCTGCATGCTGCGATACTCCAGCGGTGTGTTCAGCAGCGGCACCATCGGGAAGCGGATGTATTTTTCATCCTGAGTGTACGCGACGATGCGATGGGAACCGCCCGCACCACGTTTTGACGCCCATTTAATGGAGACGATCTCCAGCGGTTCGCCGTTTTCCTGAAACGCGATGCTGTTGATTTTCACGTACTCCAGCACGGAGATGTTACCGGCAGAGGAAACCTTTTTAATGGTCAGCAAGCCGAACAGCTCCGGGGCCAGGCCGATTTTTGCAGGGCATACCGCATAACCGGAGCGCATCCATACATCGGTCAGCAACAGGTTAATATCCTGCAGGATGACGTCTGGATCGGTTGTAGCGGTCCACGCTGCGGCAGCAGCCAGCGGTGTGATGTCTGGCAGGTTAAGCATACCGGGCACACCCAGTCCAGAGTCACCGATATACACCTGCTCGTCGGTATCCATGTTCCACTTCAGCTTCATCGCTTCATACTTCTGGGTATCGATAGGACGCCCCAGTTTCTGTGCAGATGCCAGTTCAAGGACGGTCCACGATACTTCCGTCGCCCACGGCGTGAGGTTGTTACGCGTCGGTTCAATATTCAGTTCCGGGCCAGGCGTTGCCGTACCCTTCTTACCCATCCAGTTTTTACCCATCGGGTTTGGGCCGCCGACACTGGAAAAATCGGTATTGGTAAAGGACGAAACTTCATCCGCGATGGAGATATCGCTACGCAGTGGCATGTCGCGGGTCCACTTAACGGACACCAGCGGCATGTTCAGCGTCTGATCCATGCGCTCCAGCTCGCCGACAACAAAAGCGCCGGTAGAGTCGATGGTCGCTCTGTCAACTGTAAACATTCATTCTTCCTCAGATGTTAAATGCAATTTCGATACGGCCGTCGGCTTCGCCTGGCCCCATTACCTCTGCATTCGTCAGCTGAGGTGTGTTTGCTGCAGTAGCATCCTGTGTCAGCACAAAGGAGCCGACAGGGCTTGCAGTCGTGCCCGCAGTGACGCGCACATATACCGGATCGCCTTTTTTCGCCGCAGCCGCGTTACCTGCAGTCGCCTTGACGCAGATGTATCCACGCTTCAGGTTGTCACCGACCTGGTTAGCAGTGATGCCGAGGTAAGCCAGATCGGGGGCGGAGGTGATCGGGAACGGACGAACGAAAATCCCTTTCACTTTGGCGATGGTGTCGCCATCTGCCAGCGGAACGAACTGATCGTTCACGTATTTACCCGGCAGGCCGTAGGTTGAAAATAAGTTGGTGTGGTCCAGCGTGACCGGCTCAATAGTCAGATCTCGCGGGCGCGTTACTCCACCGACAAACCCAAGGGGCATGCGGGTTAAATATGCTTTTCCAGCCATGTTGAATTACCTTATTTGCGCTTGTTCCAGAAATCGGCGTTGATCTTGTTCAGCTCAGCCGGGGACATGTTTTTGGTGCTGGGGTTGCTGTCGGTTGTACGAACACTGTTATTCAGCGGCGACAGATGGTTTTTGGCCTTGTTGATTTCGACAGCGGCCTTAAATACAGCGTCCACCGTGGACTTTGGCGCTTTGGTGAAATCATCAACGCCAAACGCTTTCAGGCTGTCACCGGTGCGCATAGCGTGGCTCAACACCTGGCGTTTAAGACCTTTGTCGCCGTTAGGCTGGAAGCCGGGACAGATGATTTCAGCGTCAGCGATGATGTTGCGTTTAAACGCCGCATCGCCTGTCACTTTCTTATCTTCTTCCGCGTCTTCGTCACCGGTAGGGGTGCCTTCCGGATCCGGGTCCGCGTCGGTGGTCTTACCTTCCAGTGCGTCGATACGGGCGATCAGCGCCTGAGCCCACTCAGGCACACCTTCGTCGCTGGTTTTCTCTTTCCCTGAGTTGTCGCCAGGCGTTTCGTCCGTGGTGGTCCGGTTTTCGGTCGGCAGCGCGGTAGCCTGTGACGGCACGTTGATGTTGATAGTCGGACCGGGGATAGAGCCCATGCCATCAGACGGCATGTCCGGCGCTTCGTCGATGAGCTTCGCTAACGCGTCCTCATCTTTCGTCTTAATGGCCTTAGCCAAGCTTTTAAACCATGACATTATTGGCTTTTCCTTTCTTAACGTTGATGGGACTGAATCCCCGATTGCACAGCGGCCGCCAGCTCTCCCCCGGTCGATGCCGACAGCGAGATGGTTCCCGGTGATTTGGTATTGCTTCCCCTTGCCCGGGGAAAGTTGTTTGTATTTGGCGTCGTAGCCGCAGCTGACGTCTGTATAACCAGCCTGAATGGCGTCGATAGCCTCCTGACGCTTAACCAGCACATCAGCTATCAGCAGGTCTGACTTATCGCCAGTACCGCGGCGAACGTTCTGGATATGTCCGTGGGCCAGTTCGGAGTAGTTTGAAGGGTTTACAAAGACGATTTCACCGTTCACCCCTTCTGGATGCTCCAGGGTGACAGCAACACCTTCAAAGCTCGCCATCGTCTCCGGGGAGAAAACCTCATCCTCGGTACGCCACACCGTTACGGTGCCGGTAAGCGGGTCTGGATCGATGTCCACCTCTTCCGGCAAATAGATTTGCGTGCCTGTTCTGGCGATCGGGACGTCTTTGCACAACAAAGAGCCATCAGCCTGCAGGTATCGCGTCTCCCCCAGTCGGGCGGTAAAGTAATATTTCATGGTGCCTCGCTAAATGAGCGCGGGGTCAGCGTTGCGAATGAACTCACGGAGCAGCGCCTTAACCTGGCGGACGTTACCGCGACCTGTGGCTTTTAACTCTGAGAGCTCGCCAGCGGCGCGATAACGCGCGGTGATACCGCCTATCGATATTTCGATAACCCTGCGGTCGCCGGCTCGCTTTGATTCGATATGGACCTTTTTCATTCTCACCTCTTCGGGCAACAAAAAAGGCCGCTCAGAGGCGACCTTCGGTAAAGGGATAATTGTTCAAAATAGCGGGCTATTTAACATAATGGTTCTTACCCGCACCAACGAAAATGAACTGGATTGAAATGTCCCGTTAAAGCCGCAAAAGACCAGGTTTTGTCGGTGGTTTCGGCCTCTTTTTCACCACAACATTTTGGTAACATTTCACGGGTTTGATAGTTAAGCCAGATTGGCAGGGATAAGCCATGTTTTTCACTTTCTCGGTTCAGGTATCTGCACTTCTGACCAGCATTTGCAGTTAGGCAGGCAACCGGCATGCCCGGTCATTCCGTCAAGCGTCGGCGGGTTATCCCAACGCACAAACTTATCTTTCATCTTGCGGTGCGATGGTCGGGTGCCGGCGCCTTCAATGCGCCACCAGTAGCCCTCAGAGCCAACGGCCAGCGCTCGCGCCTGTGTCAGCGCTCCGGTAGCGCGGCCTATCTCCGTACGGGCTATCATTCGCGCCCTGCTGGCTGCCACGCCGCCCGTTTCCATAATCATCTCGTAGAGTTGATCCGGGCGCTCGCCATTCACCATCGCCTCAATAGCTCGGGTCTGGATATCACGCACCCGGTCGGCCGACTCCAGAGGCAGAGATTTCATCAGCTGAATCTGCCGATAAACGATATCCTGCGCCACCTGTCCGACGGGCGTATTCCCAATCACGTCGCGCAGACCCGCGCCTATCTCTTCGGAGACTGACCGCCATTGCTGCCATTCTTCCTGCTCCACCTGGGCGAACATCTTCTTGCCGACCATTTCCGCCCAGTCGTCGATCACCCCGGAGTAGTCAACCAGAGATTTAGTAATGCTCTCAGCGCTTGCCTGTGAACCATCGTATGAACCCGTTACGATTTGGTTTATCTGGTCGACTATCGCCAGTAGGCTTTTCTGATACTGGCGTTCCGACCGGCGGCGGAGGTTGGGTTTCAGATTCAGCCTCCTCCCACTGGGCTTTCGCATCTTCAATATCCTTGTCAGTGATTGAACCGCCGATGCCGATCACATCGGAGATATTCCGCAGGTCGTTCATGGCTGCGTGGACCGGCATAATCTGGCGGTCTACCAGCGCAGTGAGCGCCGTAGCGACGTTGTTAGCCATTGTTGAGCGGTCGGTATCAGACATCTCCCAGAGCTTGTTAAACTCAAAGGTGAAATCGTCTGGCAGTGACTGGCCGAACAACGATCGCCAGCTGACATCGAGCAACTTGCGTACATGCCTACGTAACCGGCGCTCCTGCAGCGAGTTAACGCGGCTGTAGTAGTTTTCCAGGTCACCATCGCCGGTATTGAACCCCGCGGGAGACTGGCCGAACAGGCGAACCAGCGGGATACCTGTTGCGCCCGAGACCTGCTCAGCGAAGCGCAGAAGTACGTCCGCCACGCCCGCGAACGAATAGCTGTGAGTCTCGAATTTGTCCGAGGCATCCATGAGGGTCATCCCCTCGATAGTCTGGAACTCGCGGATCATGTCCAGATGACGCATCAATCCCTTTTCCAGATCCCCGCCGGTAGCCAGTATCGTGCGTAATTTTTCGATGCTGTAGGTACGCAGGTGGGCCTTGTGGATGAGCTGAGTTGTGCCAACCGTCGCCGTATCGAATGCCTGAATGCGTTCAAATATGCGTTCGACAACCGACATACCCCAGCCGTTTTCTGTCTGGGCCTGTTGGAATGGTAACGAGTCGCCCTCCATTCGGATGAGGCGACTATGATGGATTCTCCAGGGGGGAATCCCCTGCTGGTTAACAACCACCTTGTAGAATTTCGGTTTACCGAACTCTGGGCCGTAGTCAGTCACTAGATTGTTGTAGGACGGGTTTACCATCCAGCGATCCAGTGCCATCACACCTTTAAATTGCCCCTCTTTGATGCGGTCGATATTTAATGGCGTGGACATATCCTGACCATCAATCAGCATGACCAAAATCGCGCCGCCGTACAGTCGTGACCACTTCAGAACATCGTTCAACCCATCCCAGATAGCGAAGTCATCCCAGAAGGTTTCTACCTTGCCCTTCTGACCTGGCTCCAGTTTTGAGCTGATGCTAATCCCCTTTCGGGTCATGTCATCGGCCATAGAGTCAACACCAGCGCCCACCAGAAACGATGACCGGTAGGCAAATTCCAGCATCACACGGTCGCGCGTGATATAGCCAGGCACGTACGTGCCACCGGTCTGGATATTCTGAGTATTAGTGCCGAGTTTTGCGGTGAAGTTGTTGTACCCGTCAGCTGTCCTAACGGGCTGTTGTGCGCCGTTCTGGCGTTTCTTACGGGACATATTAAGCTCCGGCCAGTTTGGCCCAGATATCAAGGGATGAATCCATCGGCGCGTAGTTAATCATCACTGAGTCGGCCAGATTGGGTGACTTCGTGCCTTCAGGTTGTTTGTCCACAAGGATTTTGCCAACGGTATTTCTTGACCAGGTGGGTTGAGATAGTTCCATCAAAAGCCGGTCTTTATTTTCCATCGTGCTGCTGATTGAAATAATCTGATCGGGGTCGTAATTCATCCCCTGAAGCGCACGAAAGGTGTTGCGAAACAGCTTTCGAAGATGCCACCAGCCCTGAGCTTTAGCATTCGCAAACATATCTTTGTTCAGTCGGGCTGGCTTTCCGTTATCGCCGGGAACGGCTTCATCTTCCGGATCAAAGACGCTGCCGCTACCACGGAAAGGCGTGGCGGTGATATAGCCCAGCCTTTCTGCCTGGCGAAGCTCGTTAATCACCCGAGCATCACCGCGAGCGCCAGCACCCAGACCATCCTCATCGAAACGGAACTCATCAAGGCCAAAATCATCGCAGTAGCCAAAGACCTTGACGACTGAGGCATAGATGTCACTCCCCTCGCCAGACCATTCTTTAACGTCATGCAGAAGAAAGCCGTAACGTGCCGAGAAGCTGTTTTTATCCTTACCTTCGTCCGCAACGTCCATCGCCCCAAGACGCTGGCCACTGGGCTGAATACCCAACTTGATATGAGCATCAACAGCAGCCTGCACCCACTCGGAAGGAATCAGGATACCTTCGGCTGATGCCTGATAGTTCAGGTCCAGCTCCTGAGCAACGATGACCGGGTTATCAATTTTCTCGCACTCCTTGCGGTACCACTCCTCGTCCTTACGCGGGTCGCTACGCCAGTGGAATGTGAATACCGGAATTTTCCCGCTATGGCGCTTTTGCGCAAAGGGGTTGCTCATGCCATTGACAGAAGAGAGATCGATACGGCAGCGCGTAGTTTGCGAAAGCGCTGCATCAATCAGCAGTGGCCGCTGAAGGAATGCCGCCTCATCGACAAAATAGAGAGTCGTACGGTCACCACGGCCAATGTTATCGCCCGCTTCACCTTTGATTACCGCCCCCGTGTCCGGAAATTCAACACGCATATACGGAGCGTGCTTCTTTTCCATCCAGGACCCGCGGAACTCGACGGGCAGCATTTCAACAAACTTACGCGCCTTCCAGAACAGTGCTTTCGGGTCGCCGGTACTGTCGACATATTCCTCTTTGCGGGAACCGAAGCCGATCACCATTTCTTTGTTGAACAGGCAGAGAGAACAGGCCAGGCCGATAGAGGTCCAGCTCAGCCCCATTTCACGGCTCTTTTCTGTTAGCCCGTGTTCGAGTTGGATACGGCGCTCCATGATCCAGTTAATCCACTCCTCCTGTCTGGGGAAGAGCAAAAATGGAATGGTAGCCGGCAATCCATAATCGAGGTTACGCGGGTCAGTAGTCATCCCCCAGTCGATGATGAACTGGGCCGGGTTCGTCCGGTAAAACTCTTTTAGCGCCGGTAGAAAGCCGGGGTTTTCCCTAATGCGCTGCAGGCGCTCCATCCTCCACTCAAAAACCATGTTGTAATCAGGATTTTTGAAGTCAAAAGGGAAAGGCAGCGGCATGAGATAATTTCCTAAAAATCGACCCGATTTAACATAATGACTGTTACCCGCACCAGCCGGATCCCTCCCATGATGAAATGTCCGCCAAAGGCTTATTTCGTCAGGATAAGTAGCAAAAAGTGCGTGAATAAAACGTGCATAAACAGGGCCAAAAAGTGCATAGCATTTTTTCCGTTCGAGATGCCTGTTTTTGCATTTTTCAGCCCATGAATTTTTTGTAGAGATCGGCCGCTTCGAGTGGTGTCAGTTTTTCAGCGTCTGCTTTGGCTGTTGCTTCGATATTGGTGAACGATTCGAATATTTTCGGCGCTTCCAGTTCCATAAGCAGGGTTTCCGGAAGTTTTATCCCCTCGGACTCAAGTAGCTGAGCTGCCTCCAGCGCGGTATACTTCCCGGCAACCTTATGCTTCATCACGTCACGAAGCACATCACGAAGCCGATCTTCCTCCCCGTACACGCTGCGACCGAGCCCAAGGGATTTGGCAAATAGGGCAACATCGTTGTGCGTTGGTAGCACATCTTCAACAGTAGTCTTTACACCATCAGGCGAAGTGGTGATGGTTTTCCGCTTGCGAACGTCCAGACTTTTACCCGCGACGTTGTTTATCTTCTCCGCCAGCACTTCGCGAGCCTCGCTGAAAGCACGCTCGAAGTCGATATTCTCTTTTCGCCAGCGGCGGATCGTCGTCTCATCCACACCTAAGCGCTGAGCAACCATTCGGTTGCTGATCTTGCTGCGGGCTAATGCCATGTCCATAACGATACCGACGTAGGCTTTTTTGAAGCTTTTTTTAGGAGCCATACGCCCGCCCAAGTCAAGGTGTTTATTTTTTGTTCAAATCTCAATTTCCCGGATCCGAGTGCGGCGTATCACGCTGCAATTTCTGGCTTGCAGGCCTCGTCCTCTCTGGTGCCAAGTGCGGCATATCAAAGGGGGTAAAAATGCGGCATATCGTGTTTTTTGGCAAAACTGCGATTTGATGCTCTCAGGCCGCATGAAATGGGGAGATAGTGGATCGCTATACCATTTCCATTTTGTGGATAACTCAGTCCAGATCCATATCTACTGACTCGTTAAAAAGATGCCCGTAAACATCGATGGTGATCCTGATACTCGAATGACCAATCAGACGGGAAATCTTCATAATATCCACCCCTTTTTCAGCCAGGCGAGAAACCGCAAAATGCCGGAGATGATGAAAACATCGGATATCGAAAGCCTGTAGCGATTTATACAGCGCCCCCTGAGTCCCGTAGCAGGTCGATAACGGTCCACCAGTAAACTGGTTCGCTATCAGCGGGTGTGTTGTACCGATAAGCGATTTATCGAGTAAATCAAAAAGCTCGTGGGGCATTCTTACCCGGCGTTCGACACCTCGCTTCAGACCATCGCAGATAACACCATCCACTACGTGACGGCGGATGTGAATCCAGTCCTCAGAGACATCAGCATAGGTAACGGCGAGTACCTCACCAATTCGCAACCCACAAATTCCCAGCCAGCACGCGATACGTTCGCGCTGCGGGGCAGCATTCAGCAATTGACGAACCGTCGCTTTTGATGGAATGGTGATAGGTTTACGCTTGCGCTTCACGGCTTTTTTAACCGGGTTAAAGTTGATCAGCTTCTTTTCAAGCAAAAGGAAGTAAGCAGAACGAACCCAGCGATGGCAGCCAGTCCGAACAGAATCAGCAATATCATAATGAGAAATATTTAATATATTCCTACTCAATATTTCGCCATCTATAGCAAGAATATCATGTCGGCATTTTTTGTAACTGGATAAGCGGATCTGATTTGTTTCAACTTTATTGAACTGATGCCCAAGGAAAAACATTAACAGTTTCTTTAAATTCCATGAATTATCGATACCGCTCCAGTTAGCAGTTCGACAATCCAGTTCAGCATTCTGTTTTTGCCAGAAAAGATGTGCGGCATCATCAATATTCTTAAAAATTCGGCGGCGCCCATGACCGGATTTTTCATCCTTCCAGTGGACGTAATATTTTGATTGTCCATTGGTATCAGTGGATTCTTTTATCGAAGCCATACTGAACAATCCTCAATAATTGACATTATTGAGGCCACTCCGTGAAATGACCTCTGTAATGCCTTTATACTTCGCCGTCTTTTTTTGCTGGGTGATATGGCATCGAGATCACGCTAGAAACCTCATCAGCCGCCACTAAAATTTTACCCTCCAGCTCAGGAGTGGCGCTGGCACTGAAGTAACGGGAGTGCAGGTCAAACATCTCATTCGACCGATACCCTGTAATGGCACCACCTGATTTTTTGTAAAAGACAACGTGATAAACCGGCTCGTCTACCTTTAAGGTTCTCAGGAAATCGCCGAACTGTTTGTTTACCTGAGCTATTGTTTTCTCAACATCAGTGGTATCCAGTTCAATTTTGACCTTGAATGTTTGAAGGTTTTCGTCTTTCACCCGAACTTCACCATCTACCCCTCGCTCGCTAATGCCGGGAATAGGGCCAAGATTAGTGATATGTTCACCGGCGCGACCTATGTTATTTCGGTTTGTCATGACTTTATCCTGTCTGGGTTTCGGGTAAGGGCTTCTTCCCGCTATAGAATGTGAAATCAGAAGCATGCTTGCTCCTTTATTTCAAACACTGCGTGCGAATGTAGTCCTGCAAATAATTCACTTGCCCGGTGATTGTGTCGATTCGCTCTCTGAGGGTGAAATAATCCCGTTCAGCGGAGTCAGTAAGTCGGGGGCCGGAAGCATCGCCCACGCCGCTGGTGCCGGTCGCTCCGTCCGAGGGACATTTTGCGTTGAGCTGCAGCCGACGCTTGCCAGAAGCAACATCACGCTCAAGCTGATCGATAGTGGCTTTAGCATCTGCCAGTTCTCCTGTGTATTTCGCATCCAACGCAGCGACATCGCGCTGACGGGTCTGCATATCGGTGATAGTGGCGTTCGCCAGATTCAGCGCCCGTGTTTTCTCGTCGCGCTGGCGCTTATATTCGGTGGCGTTGGTGTGGTAGTGACTGGCAAGCCACCCGAGACAGACAATCAGGCAGATAACCACTGCGCTGATAATTGCGGTTAAGCGGCTCATCGCTCATCCCTTACTGATTGCGAAACCTTGCCAACCATCTCGCTATGCGCTCCTACCTCAGAAATCCCGATACCGCTAATGCCGATGTATTCCTTCCCGGTCTGCTTATCCTGTATGAGGTAGACACCCCGCCAGTTTCCGTATGCAAGCTCATCACGAAATTCCGACATCTGTGTCACCCTGATACGATCTGCATCTGCAGAAAGCTGGGATGAAACAGCCATCATTGATTTTGCAGGGGTTGGGCCAGCATCACAGGCAGACAGCAATAACGCTAATATAACCATGATTATTTTCATCTTTGCCCCCATAAACACACTTCGCGCTCAATCTCGCGGCGCGTTACAAGGCCCTTCCAGATAACCTTCTTGGCATAAATCCAGACTCGCAGTTGGTCACACGCGCCTTTCTGGTCGCCCTGGTTGATTTTGCGCAGCAGCGTTGAGGTCTGGAAATTGCTAGCGCCAACGTTATAGGCGAACGAGTACAGTGCCCCACGCATAGTTTCGGGGATCGGCTGTTTGATGTAAGGGTTAATCTGGCGGGCGACGGTGTTCAGGTCTTTATTGAGCAGCGCTCGACACTCTGCCTCAGTGTAGGTTTTACCGAGCAGGATATCTTTGCCAGTGTGGCCATAGCAGACCGTCCAGACGCCGACTACATCCTGGTACGGCTTATACCGCACACCCTCAAGCCCATCGTTACCAGTCGGCCCGGCAATAAGCGCTGACGCAATGGCAATAGCACCGCCGCCAACAGCTGCAATGACACTTTTTCGAAGTGCTGGAGACATTATTCACCCCTTGCAGCTTTACGCCGGTCTTCTTTGATTTTGAAATACAAATTTGTCAGGTAGGTAAGGAAACCGAATACCAGACTCCCAAGAACGCCAATGGCAGCCCACTGGGATGGGGATACTTTGTCGAGCAGTTGTAGCATCCAGAACCCCGCGCTACCTGCGGACGAGCCGTAGGCAATGCCTGTAGTGAGTTTGTCCATTCTGTGCATGCTCCACCTCCGTTGATGACGGATGGCGCTGTGTGAAAGGAATAGGCGGGCTCTGCGCGAGCGCCCGACGGGTGGGTTATGAGCCGTTGTCGGTGAGCCCTGTATTGGTAATGGCCGCCAGATGGATTAACGACAACGCACAGAGTGAGTGACGTTCTGGCGGCACAAATGAAAAAGGCCACGCAAATGCGCAGCCTTAAAATGAAAAACTCATTATTCGGAGGTGAAGAAAAAATTAGATAGGCAACTTCTTGGGTCTGCCCATGTGGTAAGTCACACGACTACTTTTACCGCCGTCATCCCAAGCTAAAATGCTTTCGGATATTTTAATAATCACCCACCCCTTGGATAGGGCGATGTTTACTTGATCAATATCTTCAGTAGTTCGAACTTCCTCAACGCTACCCAAAAAACCTTCATCTGCATCCATCGAAATACCCTCGGCTAAAAAATAAATCATACCAAAGGAATAGATGTAATAGTGTTTTCCAGATAACAAAAACCCCGCCAGGCGGCAGGGTTTCAATGATTATTTTCGTATGGGCGCTATATCCCACGATTGAAAGCATACAGGACACTTTTATGCAAAGTCAACACTAACGTTTAAAAAATTGCCGCCATCTGTTTCGATCACATTAGTAAGTTGTTGCCTTCTCAAATTCAGCCGCGGCCTGTCTCTCTCCTTTGTGAAGCATATCCACCAGTCCCTCATAGAACGGCTTCCAGTTGCGTGACCATGAGGACTGATGTAAGTCAGGTATGTACATCTGGATCGCCCGGTGTGCGTTCGCTGACTTGACGCTGGTGAAACCATTTCCCGAACAGCGCTCACAGGTTTTATATACCGGCACTCCCTGCTCTTTTGTCGCGTTGCGGTCCAGCACCTGACCAGAACCACCGCAACGGCAGCGGGCGTTAATGACCCCCTTCCCGCCGCATACAACGCACTGCCGTATTACCATCTCGCGCCTGATAATTGGGGCTACAATCTCCTGGCCGTCGTTTTTGTGTATTCCAGGGTGTTTAACAACCTCCTCAACTGATTTGGTTACACCGGCCCCTTCGCATGTCTTGCAGATCCCGGTAGTTTCAGCTGAACGGGAATACTCAGCAAAAGCAAACTGCGCCAGTACCAGGCAGCAGCGCCCCAGCGCAGTACCAGCGGCCTTGCGAACGTTTTTTGGTGCCGTCTCAAGGGCATGCCGCGCCAGCGCCTGAACCGCCAACTGCTCATCGGTTTTACTGATGCCAGCCTTACCGAAGAACGCCGCCAGCCCGAACCGCGCCCGACTGCTGGTCACCCCGATCCCGGTCATGACGTCTGTTCCGTTCAGGCGATTCGGCGATGTGCTTTTCACGTCGTCGCTGATATGCATGCCCTGCGGGCTGAAGTGTTTTAGAGATGCTTCCAGTTTCATACTTTCCCCTTAGCGTCCACATCAACACCGCCGAACGACAAGGGATCATCAAACTCAGATTCCTGCGGAGTGGCCTGCGCTTTCAGGCACTGATCGTTCTCGATTGCTTCTTTTAAAACCTCGGTTGTCATGCTCAGTACCTCGTAACGTTATCAGCGTCCCACTCAATATCGAGTTCGCTTTGTTGTTTACCGACCAGGTAGTTAAACGGCCCCTTATCGCCTTCAAGAAACTGGTGTGACCGGGCGTCAAAGGTGGCGCCGATGTCACCAATCCACCCTTCACCCTCTCGCTGTTTCAGCAGGCGTATCATTGACGCTGGCATCTGGATGGCGGTTTGTTCGTCCTTGTCCAGACTCTCATACCCCATGCGATCAGCCTTGCGCTGCGCCAGTTCGCGCGGGATGTTCCGCCATACGGCCATTACGTTGTCAGGCATGTCAGTTAATGCGCCGGTGCCTTTAACGTCCATTTTCCCCGTAGGTGCCGCTTCGTTGGTTTTGCGGGCGTGTGTGACCAGAAGGACATGGCAGTTATGCTCGTTTTTGAAGTCGCACAGGGTATCGATAAATTCTTTCTGTCCGCCGTAATCCTCCTCATCGAGTCCGCATTTCGCCAGGTTGTCGATCACAAACAGGTCAATCCCATACCGGCGGCGGGCGTAGGCGAAGATTTCCAGCAGGCGTCCGGCCTTCGCGGTGCCGGTAAGCTTGAACACCCACAGGCGATCGGAGAACCACTCATTCGTCGTGACGATTTCTTCGCGTTTCGGCGAGGCGGTGCAGATGGTCTGGCGGGTCAGGCGGGCCAGCATTTTCCCAGGCTTCAGTTCCAGAGAGGCGACGCACGTCCGGACATCCTGACTCATCGCGTCTACAGCGATATGTCCAACCAGTTCCGTTTTACCGTGGCCGTTCACCCCGTTAACCAGAGTCAGCTCGCCGGCGCGGAACTTGAAATTGCTGTTCAATGACGCCCATGGACTGGTGAAAAGGCCGACATCGCGATGCTCGAAAGCATCAATGGTTTCCTGAAGCAGATCGCCGGCGGAGCACAGTTCGTCAGGATCAAAGAATTTCGCCGTACCCAGGCAGTTCCAGACATCATCCTCGCTCATACCGGCCATCAGGCATTCGTTGATATCTTTGTGCGGCAGCTCAACCATTCGGCAACGGTGCTCACCCAGGCGGCGGGCGATTTCTTTCGCGGCTTCGCGCCCCACGTCGTCGTTGTCCAGGCTCAACCAGATTTCCTCGAAGCGGTCCAGATTGTGATATTCATACTCGATCCACTGCTGTTTGGCCCCCTTCCCGCCGCCGAACGGTACCGACAGTGCGCTGATACCCAACTGCGAGTAAGTCATACAGTCGATTTCACCCTCGCACAGCACGACGGCGCGGGCTTTGGCGTCCATAGCCTGCCAGCCGAATAAACTCGGTTCGCAGTCAGCCTCGGCCATGATGAGTTTTTTTCCGTTCGGGCGTTCGGTACCGATGCGCTTAACCTGCAGCAGGTCACCGTTACGAAGATACGGAAACGCCACCGCCGGTACTTCGCGGTTTTCGTCGTGGTGCCAGACCACCGCATCGGAAACGCGAAACTGGTCGGCTGTCTCGCGAGTGATTCCGCGGGAGGCCAGATAGTCGTAGCAATGGTTCGCCTTTTTGACGCCCTTCTTCGTTGGTCGGGAGAATGTTTTTTTCTTGGATTCGAAGTGGTGATCGTCGTCTTTCAGGCCCAGGAACTCTTTCGCCTCCCGCATAGCATCGTGCAGCTGACAGTTGCGCACCAGAATCCACAAATCCAGCAGATCGCCGCTATCGCCACTGGCAAAATCTGACCACGCCTTTTTCCCACCCAGGTTGATTTTGAGGCTTTTCCCCGTATCGCCGTTGGTATTACCCGCACACCACTCTTTTCCTTCCAGATGCCCGCGAGGCAGCAGATATTTCGCCACCCTCTCGGCGTTGTCCCACAGTTTTTCGGATAGTTCAGCCGGGCCCATTAGATACTCCGTAAATCAAATTTGATGAAACACCATGTCACGAATCCTTCGCGCAAAATGCCGCGGTTATAACCGGCAACCAACATGCGTTTCAGGATGGTTTTCATGGGCGGTTTGCTCCGCGTTTGAGGCGGTCAATAGCGGCCTGATTGATAAACACCTCGGCGGACCCGTCGTTGGATTTGGCATACCAGGCACCTGTCGCGCCACCGTCGCTGGCGGGACTGCCCGACGCTGAAGCGTCTGCTGGTTTTTGATCGTTCCATCGCTCACCGTTGAGGTATGACGTTGGCAGAAGTTTGTCGAAGCCCAACTGCTGCGCCGCAGCCCTGATCCGAATATCCTCAGCCAGCATGCCAGCGAACTCTTCAGCCGTTCCCCGGGTTGTTTTTTTCCAGTCGCGGTATTTTGTTCGGAATGCCGTGCGGGCTTTGACCTTTGCGTCCTTCCTGAGCCCTGCCCCCCAAAAAATATTCTCGAAGGCGACGTCGACCGTATCTGGTTCTCCAGTTCCGGCAGATTCGCCTTCAGGAACCTCCTGTGCAGGCTGGTCCTTCTGACCATCAGAACAATCGCCACCAGTCCGATCCGAATCGGACATGATATTTTGATCTTGTTCTTTCTCTTGCTCCTGTTCTTGCTCTTGGCTTGCAAGCCCCTTAGAAGCCCCTTCCGGTTCGGGTTCGTTTACCGGGGTATTTCCCCGGCGAATTGTCATGTGGTAATGGGTTTGATACTTATCGTAAAACATTGACAAAAATGGGTTTTCTGGCTGTGCGTTGTACTCGTTTTGAACGCCAGGGCAACGCTTATCTTTCGGGCTAAGATTGCTCCCGATCTGATGCGCCGCCATTTCAGGCACCCATACCATTTCGGACTGCTCGTCGTAATGGCAAAACCCGGCTTCGATGGCGCTTGCAAGCCCCTTAGAAGCCCCTTCGATACCCAAACCAGTTTCATGCGCAATAAACATTAAGGGCATGTAATAAAGGCCGATCATGTTGGCGTGAGGATTGGTTAGCAGATAAAGCGAAACCAGCTGAGCTTCCGCGCCTGCAGTTCGCAATGTTTTACCTGTTCGTCCAATCCAAAACTGAGGAGACACTTTTCCGTAATCACGCATCTGCCTTCTCCTGAACCCTCGTAAAGTACTGTTGAAACTTCCAGACTGGCTGCATGCACTCATGCGGATAATCCGGTCTGGTGAAATAGACCTGTTGCTTTTCGCGGTTCCAGCCAGTGACGTGCACGGTTACACCTCGCGGGTCGCGATAAAGCATATCGAGCGTCTTAATGGCGTCCGTTTCTGGAAACATACGGCTCACCTGCGCTTGATTTGTAATCGAATATTCTGATATGGTTTTTCATGAAATAACTCCTGAGGTCATTTCAAAATCAGTGCTCGAAGTCAGAACAGGCCGGGTTGAGTGCCACCACCTCTACCCGGCTTTTTCTTCCCAGCCTTTCGCTCTGCAGATGTTGTTTGCCCCAGAGCCCATTGACGAGCTCGAAAGAGACAATCATCGAATATCGCCCCTTTACGGCTCGCCTGAGAGCTTCTACGGTAATAATCAACGCCGTGTTCAGCCCCCCCCCTGCGACGCTTTCAGAGAAGCCTTCAGCGACAAGCGACGCTGTGATGTGCTTGCGAATGAAGCATTCTGGTGACATGTCACACCTCCGGGCTGGGGTGCGGGAATAGCTTTGGTTTGTCTGGCCTTAGCTCGTGAGCTGGAATTCCCGTAGCCGCAGAAACGTCAGGGACGTGATCCACGCCAACCAATCCAACCTTTCTCCATCGAGATACCGACGGCTGCTTAACTCCAACCGCTCTTGCTAGGGCGTTTACACCGCCAGCCGCATCAATAGCTCTTTCAATCGCTGATTTCATAGTTGTGCTTAACCGTGTTTGTTAGCTATTGGGGAATGATAGCAATTGCTATTGGAATAGACAATAGACTTGTTTATTATGCGAAGCTAAAATGTGATAGCGGAGGCTATAAACTATGCAAGAAAGTACACTTAAGACGCTCGCAGATAGACTTAACTACGCGATGCAAGAGATGGGAATGAGTCAGGGGGCGTTGGCGAAAGCGGCCAACATGGCGCAGCCTACTGTATGGCGTATATCGTCGGGTAATGCCAGAGGAACAACCAGGATTGTTGATCTTGCCAATGCTCTCGGGGTCCGCCCAGAGTGGCTTTCAGATGGCAGCGGCCCCATGAGACCATTATCAGCCCATGAACTCCCAAAAGACAAAGAGTCTATTGGTGTAAAAACGTGGGACAGAAACACCCCTTTAGGAGATGATGAAGTGGAGGTTCCTTTCCTGAAAGATATTGAGTTTGCTTGTGGTAACGGACGTATCGGCAATGAGGACTACAACGGATACAAGCTGCGTTTCTCAAAGTCAACATTGCGACGAATAGGAGCAAGTTCAGACGGGCATGGGATACTGTGTTTCCCTGCCCGCGGGGATAGCATGGAGCCAGTAATACCTGACGGTACAACGGTCGCAATCAACACTGAAGACAAAAAAATAGTGGATGGCAAAATTTATGCTATCAGCGAGGATGGGTGGAAACGCATAAAAATACTGTATCGCACAGGGCCTGAAACCGTAAGCATTCGGAGTTATAATTCACTGGAGCACCCAGCCGAAGATAAGCCACTGAACAAAATAGAAATAATAGGCCGAGTGTTTTGGTACTCAGTTCTAATTTGATTAACCTTCAACATCAAAAGCCGCTACTGCGGCTTTTTTTATTTTTAATATCAATACGTTAAATTTCAATAGCAAAATAAATAGAATTTGCTATTGCCATAAATAATAGCATCCCCTATCATCTGTTCATCGACAAACAAGGAGTCAACGAGATGAACAGCGACCCTGCTCCATTCTTTAACGGCCTTTCTTTACAGCCTGTAGATGCTCTGAAAAACATATCTTCACTTATTGAGGCTGGTTGTTTATTAACGGCATCAACCAGTACTGAGCATGAAGAGATTGGCGATATTATTATTTGGTTAGCTCGCGACTATGCAAATGCTGCACACGCTTACGCTCTGGAGGTTGCAAAATGAAGCCCAGCACAACCAACCACCCGAACCTCATTAGCGCAATGGAATACACTAATAACGTATGTGCCCTACTCGTGGCTATTGAGTTAAGCGCTGAACAACTTGACGCGGAAACAATTAAAGATGCAACCAACGGGATTCGCTACTTGGCTTCGCGTGCATATGAAGAACTCGAATGCGTTAAGAATTCCGAGGTGAGCAAATGAATAATCCTATTCAGATGTTAGAAACTGTCTCGGCGGATATTATCGAAAACAAAGTGCTTCTTGAGATTATTTACAAAAACAGCAACGAGGACCACGAAACTGATTGCGCAATGGCTTGCTTGATTCGTTCAATGCAAAAAACTCTGGATACCACGAATGAATTTATTAAAACGTTAAGTGAGCCACCTGCGAACAGCAAGAATGTGAAGTAATCGGCATCGAAGTGAAATTGAATTAATCAAGCCGAATGTAATTACATCTTAATCGGTGGGGAATCCTTCACTCTAAATTTTATAAGGGGGGTTGTTGTGAGCTTCATTATCGACCGCGCGGCATATAAATCAGCCCGCCTGTACGCAGAAAGCGGACATGAAATTATTGCTGGTCTTTATCTGCGCAAAGCCTACGGGAGGTCAGCGTGAGCGCCCAATCCAACGGAATAAGCAATGTGACATTACAGGAAGCAAGTATTGCCACAGAAAGATTAATGCATCTGATTCAGACCATCGCGGAGAACTATTACGAAATGGAAGACGGGCAGCGCTGGAGTCTTTTGCAAATTGCTTACGACATGTCCGCAGATATTGACGGACAAATGAATGTCTTGGAGGAAAGAAACGGTGGAAAGACAAAACGCAATTGAAACACATCGGCGTAGAATTACAAATGCAGCCCTTTCGCGACTTAAAAGAAAAACCGGAGGCAATCTCCTGATTGTGAAACTTCCCGGCGGTAAAATAGAAACTGTGGAAATCACCCAATCATTTATGCATCAACTTTTATTGCGCTTTGAGGGTTTGACCTATGGCGAGTACGGTCGCACGGAAGGCGATCAGGTAATTAAGGCCGCCTATCAGAACGCTATCGAAGTTAATAAAAATACGGAGTACCTGACCGAGTCAGGGAAGCTAATAGTCGATGAACTGTTAAAAGAAGTTGCCGACTATGTGAAAGAGAAATATATCAGCGGAGGAATTAACTGATGACTAATTTACCCCCCCCTATTACACACGAAAAAGTGCAGGTCGTTATGACGATTGAAAACGGCCAGGTAATTGATACCCGCAAAGTTCGTGATAACGAGTTGATCGCCAGCATGGATACCTTCTTCTGGATGGCAAAGAAAGCCGGATATCAGGTGATCGCCCCTAATCAGGAGGGAGCCAGTGGCACTAACAGCAATACGCATTCCTGAACGGGTCCACCTGCAGGCGCTGCAGGTCCTGCTGCGGTACCGGCGCCGGAGGATATTCCCGAGGCGGATACGCCGCACCGGACATCTCAGCCTGAAGGTTAACCCACGCTGGCGGCTGTTATCGAAAGACGATGGTCGGAACTGGGTAGTGATGAGCCATTCCACGTACAACCGGGAGATAGAAAGCAAATGATCGATAACCGCACCGCCAGCGCCATTGACCTGGCATTACAGAAGCACCACACGCCAGTCGGCGACCTGTACGCCGCTATTCGTCACGGACGTATGAAGCGCTGCTTTAGCCGCGGCACCGCCATTATCTGGCTGGCGCACTTCCTGACATCGCACGCCTTTGCATGTTCAGGATTCCGCCAGCACCATCCGGACGTTCAGGCCACCCACCCGCTGAAACCTGAGCTGACACACTGGCAACGTGGTGGCGTCACTGTGGAATATTTCAATGCTCACCGTCGAACCATTCGCCGGCTGCGGCGGATCCTTGCCCGCAAACGTGAAATGCAGAAATGGTGCGAAAAATGGGATGCCATGCACGACCGCTACGTGAAAGAGCGCGAAGAACTTCAGGCCAGCAAACCAGCAGAGGTGCGCAATGCTTCTTAACATGCTTAACCCGGAACCAACCTCAACAGGGATCCGGTCTGGAAACCGGGTGATTGGTTACTCCGCTGCTATTCGCCTGCTGGATAACGGTCGCTATGACAAACACCTCGCCGAAGGTATGGAAATTCTGGCCTGCATCATGGAGGCGGTCGAAAGCAGCTGGATCACGCTCAACATCGAGAAGCAAATCATCGTCTGGCGTTGGTTGCTCGCCGCGGTATTCATTACCGAGGAGCGGGAGAAGAACGGGACTGTAGACGTTCCGAACGACGAAGGTGGCGTCGATGAAGCCGTTATCTACTCCGGGGAGCATGGCGCAATCAGCGTCTATCCTGGGCCGGAGCGCTTTGCACTCGCTAACCACATCGAGGCAGGCGCCATTGAGAAATACGGACCCGACCTTGGTCAGCGGCTGGCGCTGCGGATGTATCAGGACATGGTTGTTGCAGACGATGAATGCGGATTCAGGCTGTCCGCTATGGGCCGGGAGGGTTTCAACATGCTGCATGACGGCTTTATCGAGCAAATCCAGACTGAAGGCATGCCAGACATGCCGGTTATGCACTGAGGGAAATGATGATGGCAAAGAAAGCACGCAGAAACAGCACGGCGCAAGGATACGCAGGAATGACGATGGCGCAGTTTTTCCACAGCCACATCCGGTCAGACAACAGTAATGCCACTGATTACGCGAGTCTTCGGCATGGGCTTCACGACGCCGTAAAACCAGTCTCTGAAGGGGTGGTATGCATGCAACTGACTCGCAATCAACGCCGACTGGCGAAAAAGCTCGGAATTGAACTGAAGGAGGCTGAATAACATGAATATGAAATCCGTCAACGGCGTACTGATGATGAGCAGCAGTGAAATCGCAGTGGTTACCGATAAAGAACCTAAGCATGTTGTTCGCGACATCAAAACAATGCTGGAACAACTGGGTATCTATGGTCCAAATCTGGACGATAATGATTTTAAAGGTTTTTTCATTTCATATAAGGATTACTGCGGACGTACTGTTATTGATGAAATCTGGCTAAACGAAGACCTTTCGATGACGCTCATTACAGGTTATGACCCAAAGCGCCGACTGGCCCTCATTGAACAATGGCAAGGTATGAAAAAGGTGCTTGAGCAGCCGCGCATTGAAGCGCCGACAACATATCAGACGGCAGACATGCTCTCACTGGCTCGGGTCGTAGCTGAAGCAACGGCATCAGCGACGATGAAAGCCGTGATGGAAGTTATGGGGAGTAATCTGATTTCTGCAACACCAGGAGAACCCAAGCCACTTCATGTCGATCATGCCGCCCAAACGGCGCAGGAAGAAACCAAAGAACCCGAGTATGTACCAGTACATAAGGTTTCCTGGGCTGCCGGGATGTCGGACGCTACCTGCCGTCGGCTCGTCAGCTTTTACGACTTACCGAATTGCCAGCTCGATGGCGTTCGTGGGCTTTGCGTGCATCGCGCATTTTTCATGTCCGCGGTCGAAGTCCTGATTAAGGGGTCCACTCCACCAGCCAAGGGCCGCAAGCGCTGGCAGCATCCGGAGTTCGGCGGCTTTGAGCTGCGCAAAGATCCGGCGGAGATCTTCTGCGAGGGCGATCACGGTGAATAACGTTATCTGGCTGCCATCAGCCACAATCACCCAGGCCCACCAGCAGGCGCTGACCTGGGTGTGTGATGCGTATCTGTTCTATCTGGTCAGCCTGCACCGCCGCCCGGTCTATCGTCACCAGTACGGCGATATTTCGCTTAACCAGCCAGCGCTGCAGGGGTTCATTGATTCCTACCTCAAGGATAAAGGGTGGAGTCTGGAGCGGCGCCGTTCGCACTACATTAGCATTCTGGACCTCATTAAATATATGCATCGCAGCAATTCGAAATTTATCGACTGGGGAACAGTGCCAGCCCTTACCCCTCGTGGGATCCGCTGGATGAATGCCTGCCTCTCCCGGCTGGGTGAAATGGTTAACAGCTATGGCGGGTGGAAAGGATATATCGCAGCAGTAGAGGAGGTGCAGACCAATGAAAAAGGTATCTGAACTAGCGTTGTTCACTCTGTTTTTCTCCAGCCTTTCGGGGCTGGGGTTTGCGGCGGGTGTCTGCTGTTTCTTCGGCATTGCCCGATTACTGGCGAGGACTCTGGCATGAAAATCGAATATCAGGACCACGGATCCGTTGCAAATATTGTGGTCACCAGCACGGTGTTTGAATTCCGCCGGCACAACCGAGCGATTGATGTTGCTCTCTTTTTGGTTCCCGGCATGACCAGCAATAGCTGCGGATTTTTCATCATGAAAACGGTACTGAGTGGCCAGACAAAGCACGCCCTCCGGGCCTACAAACATCTGATGCGGGAGGCAAAGCGATGAGCATCAGCGAAAAACGGCTTAAAGCAATTGCCGATGGTGAACCTTTCTTCCCGGGCGAGGTGGTAGCGATGGCTCTTGAGCTTCTGGTGAACACTAAAGAAACATTGCAGCCGGAATATCCAGAAACGCTCCCCTGCCCGGTCATTCTTGAACCCGGCTTCCGGTTCGGTAAAGGCGTTGGTACTCATCTGGTTCTGCGAGCACTTAAGAACCGCGCCGAACGTTACGCAGAGTTGGATGCTATGGGTCCAGAGGCCCGCGCAGAGCATGATGCCGCTATCGCTGAACTCAGGCAGAAGCTGGGCTTTGGTGCTCCGGCGAAAACAGCCGTGCAGATTAAGTTGCCGGGGCTGCCAAAACTCGGTTCTGACGCTGAATGGTATCAAGGGTTTGCCGCCGGCGCCGGAAGTATGCGCGAGGCATGTGCGGCCACGCTGATTTCTGCGGGCGTTGAAATTATTGGGGAGGAAAAGTGATGGCTATCTATAACAACCTGGATAAATGGCGCCATATGCCTCAGCGCGAACCGGACCCAAAAACGGTTTGCAACTTCTGCAAACAGGTTACCGCTGAAGACAAACTGATCTCCGGGCCCTGCGTGAACATCTGCACCGAATGCGTCGACCTCTGCAACGACATTATTGCCGATCGGCAGGACGTACACCGCCAAAAGACAATTGAGGAGATAGCAAAAACTCTCTGTGAGCGCGACATGGCTCTGGTGGCCGAAAGAGCCATTGCGCTTGCCAGCGGCATTTTTGATGCCGGCTATCGCAAGGAGGTGAATTGA